GCGTAGCACGCAACCCTCTGCTTTACAGGGTAATTACCCCACCAGCCTTTCGGCGCTTCTAAAAACTAGAAGCCTAGTGTGTAGATCTTTATACGTTTACACCCTCGCGTGCCAGGAATAACTACCCCGGCACGGCCCTTTTTATCATAGATGAGCTGCTGCTCACTGGTGTCGTACGAGTTCATGAAAGTCCTCGCACGCCAGTGGGTGCAACGCCGCCCAACGTGAGACCCGTACCAATACTGCGCCCCCCACATTCGTGTGAAGACGCTTTCTGGCACATCGGGTACACCAACCCTCATCGGGTTGCTATAGATAAAATACAAAGGGAGAAGCACGTCATCAGGTATTGTCGCGTAGAACTTGCGACGCCCCTTGTGAACGTGTGTCTCAAAGGTGAAGCCCCCCCACCCGTCCTCTCGCTTATGAGGCGTGAGGCATGACGGATCATCGGTAATCAGATGACCATCACCGTACCCGTCTGGTCCCCAAAGCCGCAAAGGCTCGGGTATCAGGCTAAGCACGAAGGTGGCAGGATCGGTTTGTTTACTCCGGGCGTAGAAGTTGTAAAGCCCGAACAGTGACTCACCGGTTATGGCGTCCCGTTGATAAAACGGACGTATATCGATTCCCGAATAGTAGTCCTTTCCGCATGATTCACGGAACGGTCCACTGGAGAAGCTCTTTTGAACGTTTGGCCGAAACCCGCACGCGTTTAGCACGCGGACGAGCTGGTCATATGCGTTCGAAGAGACAATTATGTCGTCGCCATACACGGACACAGTCTCCCCAGGTGCATAACGGTCAGTGCAAGCACTGGCCAGCGCCCAGAAGATAAGTGTTTCGAGCGGAAACGTGAAACCGTTTCCCATTGACGAAAACTTCTCCAGATACATCTGCTGTCCTCGGTACTCAATTGTCCCGGTGCGATACCGGTCCAACAAGAGCGCCCAGTCCAATGGAAGGAGGTCAAAGACTAACTCCCTCGCAATTGTATCAGATGCACTACTAAGGTCCAGGGTTGCTAAAGCCCCGGTTAACGAGCCTTCACGTGCCAGCCGCTGATTAAGCGTCTGGTCGCGAATGTCGATACCTATTTTGCGCAGGCGTCTCGCCATCCAATCGCCGATTCCCAGCTGGAAAAAACTATTCAGACTGGGTTCTACGACAATGGAGCGGTGCGTTTTCGCGCTTTTCGGGACGAAGTTCAGCTTGCCGTATACAACTTTAACTGGCAAGCTAGCCCGTGACAGTAGGTAGAGACCGTCCTCTGGATCGAAGGCGAGCTCTTCTTCACTCCACGTACTTACGTTATGGAGGACCCACTTGGGCAGTTGCTCGAGTGACTCGTGGAGCCCCTCTAACAACTCTTCACTACAGGAGAAGCCTGACCTCAACTTCAGCAGTGCCGAAGCTTCAGCCTTTTTAACTTCTGTCGTTGCTCCCGGTCCGAAGCGCGCATTTAAGCGCGCCAGAGACGGCACTTCACCAAGGCAGCGAGCGATTTTCCGTGATGCATCCGAAAGGATACCTTCCACGTCGCGAGGAAAAAAGAAAGCCCCGCGAGCTCGAAGTCTGAAGATGTTGTTTGTCTCAGCGCAAAGCGCTTCGTCTTTCTGAAAAGTCGACCAAGCATTCGCTTGCCGGTCTTCCCCGATGTCTAGGTCCTGCCTCTTTTGATAGAAGGCAAGGGCCTGTCGTGCGTGGGCGGCATCGCTTGCACATAAGTTTCTATGGCAGCGATAATCGACTTCATACCGGCACAGGTCAGAATAGCGATCAGTACCAACAAGATCGCGTAGCTCTTCCCTGATTGTGTCGTGAGCAATTTGCGACACGTGCCATTGTGCGAGTTCCCGGACGATTTCATTCGTGGCCTCGGTTGTAACTCGACTGTCCCAATACTTAAGTTGCATTTCTACTCCTTTCATTAGGAAGTGGGGACCGACCGAATATCCGCGAGCCGATTAGCTCGGGGCGGTCAGCAAGTCGAAGAGTTCCGGAAGCATGCCCGTAGTCGCTGGCACCACCGAAGTGGTGACATTACCAGCGAGGTTCGTGGCAAGCTGACGGGCGAGGCGACGACCAGTGATGTCGGAGCGTTCGTGGAAGTAACCCGTCATGATAACGGTATTCTCGTACGCCACCTTCGGAGCAGCGGTATAACCCGCTGCGTTCTGGTTCGTCACGGTCTCCATGACCGGTACAACAGAACGGCACTCAACCCGGTATACGCCAGAGCGCAAGCGTTCGAGCGTCGCCGTGCAACGGATCTGAGCATAGACAGGCAAGGACGCGATGTTCTCGCGCCACTCAGCCTTGACCTGGTTCTTTTCCTTGGTCACGGAGATCGCCGTCAGCGTATGCGAGACGGGGGTTGCAGCACCATCAAAAACAGTGATGTTCGCAAGTGCGGACATGACTTTTCCTTTCACTTAACACCGGATTAGGAGGCCCGGCGCCCGTAAGGGAGGTTGGAATAAAGCCCAAGGCTAGTTACGTCTTGGACCAGAGACGCTGTTTCCAGCGATGAGGAGACTCACTGCATTTATACAGTGTTGCACGGAAGCGATCTTCCCCACGGATTTAAACGTGGGAGGACGGATCGGTGGAGATGTGCTAATGGTTCGTGTAAAGGAACCCTCGCGCATACCGATAGGCATGTCATCGAGAGCACCCATGATCGCATGTTCATTTAGCGATCGAACCCCAGACCACCACCACTCCTGCTTCGTGCTTACGACATAAGTGCCGCTGACGGCGTTTTGGAAACTTAGGGCTTCAAGCCACTGCCCGACCGGTATGAACCAGTCGAAGACAAATGACCATGGCGTCCGTTCCCACAGGATCGATGCCACATCTGTCACTCCCGATAGCTTCACCGGGTCGACTTCTGTAACAATCAGTTTGATCCCCACTTTCGTGCCGATATAGCTCTTCGTTGGCGTGTATGCGTACCACCCGTTGGGCGGACGCGACGCGTTATAAAAGGCATACGGGTCATCAGCGATCTTTCTCTCACGAGAAGCGCGGTACACTTTCTGTCTGGGGACGTTGAGCTCAGCGGCTAATGCTTCAGCGCCGTTGTGCACGTCCTCCAATAAAGGCTTCACTCCGTAAACCCACTCGAGTTGCTTTTGAGCAACCGTCTTAGCAACCCGTAGAGGGTTGTTCTCGTACAGACCATTGGCTGTTTTAAGGCCTTTAGTCTTCCGATAGGACGTTAATTCCGAGAGGGCGTCGCTGAAGCGGCCTTTTCGTACAAGAAGCCCCGTTTTGCGGATGATGCGTGCATGATCGGCGATCATGAGCATAGTCTTGTCAATCTCGGCTAAAGCAACACCGAGGTGAAAGTCTGTGCCCACAACCTTCGACCGGAGCTTGCCTATTAAGGCAATATCGTCGTTCGCTGACCATGGAGAGGATGCAGAAGGGTTAAACCACATTGCGGCTTCCCCAGGTGCACATAAGCCTCCCAAGTCCCAACTGCCGTCTCCGTTGGCATCATTATAAAGCCAACACATAGGCGAGTCAGTCTTGTTCCACGAGCAGCTGTACGCATGTTCGTCGGACGTTGGGTTCTGGGGTTGGAAGTATCCACGGGCTTTTTTCATTACCCGATACCACTTTTGATTAATGGTATCCCCTTCGCCCCGCCAACGCGGGTTTATGCGCGGAACCTCTATCCAAACGGCCGGTGATTTGGCACGGTTGGCACCACTCCAGCTCTTGGACTTTACGGACCCGATAAGACCCGGGACCCAAAAGTATCCATGATCGCTGTCGTGGTATCTATAAACGAGGCTCCCGACATTGTACGACCCAGATGACATAAAAACTCATCTCCTCACCGGAAACCTGAAACCGCCCACAGACTTTCCCAAAAGTCCGCGGACGTAGCCACAGTTAATCCGGTGTAACCATGACTCAAGGCCCCGTGAATCATCACGGTGACCCAGTTTCAAGTAGAGAAGGCACTGGTCGAGAGACCAAAACGTCCCCTTGTGGGCGACGCCTGGGCCCCCCAATCCATGGGGGG